CAAGAAAACACAACTTGGTGTAAAAATGTCGAAGACCGTTAAAAAGGTTGGATCACTCAACCTAAAGACATTAATTGAAGAGAATAAACTTATTTTTAATGATTATGAAATTATTTCAGAACTAACAACTTTCATTTCAAAACATAATTCTTTTGAAGCAGAAGAAGGTTGTAATGATGACTTGGCAATGTGTTTAGTAATCTATGCATGGTTGGTACAGATGGATTACTTTAAGGAACTGACTGACCAGGATGTAAGAAAAAGATTATATGAAGAGCAGAAGAATCAAATCGAGCAAGATATGGCTCCCTTTGGTTTCTTAAATGATGGTTTAAGTGAAGATAGTTTTGTTGATAGTTCTGGAGATAGATGGTTTACTGACGAATATGGCGATATGGCGCATATGTGGGAGTACCGTTAATGGATATAGATGGTCAGATTAAGTTGGGTCATCTACTTCTTCAAGATAGAAAATGTAAGAAGTGCGGTACAATAAAAAATTTAGTTGAAGAATTTTATAGAACACGGAAAGATAGGGGAGCTGTTGCCTCGTCGTATTCCTATGAGTGTAAAGAGTGTACAATAAAGAGAATAGTCGAAACCAAGAAAAAAAGAGATCCTTTTATTGATTGGAATTATCCAGATTGGTAGTTCACGTCTTGTTTCCCCTGTGAAAACATACCTTTTAATAAATATCTTTAGATAAACTGAGACCACGGAGAACTAACACATGGCGACTCCTCAATTATCTCCTGGAGTACTGGTAAGGGAGGTTGACCTAACAGTAGGAAGAGCTGATAATGTACTTGATAACATTGGTGCCATTTGCGGACCATTTGAAATTGGACCTGTTGAAGAAGTAACAAACATCCCAACAGAGCAAGACCTCATCAATGTATTTGGCGAACCAAAGAACGCAGACAGGCAATATGAGTATTGGATGAGTGCATCATCTTATCTCTCATATGGCGGCGTCCTTAAGGTCGTTAGAGCAGATGATGATGATCTGAAGAATGCTAATGCTGGCGTAGGTATCGCAAGCACAAGCGTTAAGATCAAAAACTACGACGACTACAGCAACAATTACGATACTGCGACTGATTTCTATTGGGCTGCTAAGAACCCAGGATCATGGGCAGAAAACCTGAAGGTTTGCTACATCGACGATGCTGCTGACCAAACACTCGGCATTACTACTACTAATGCAAGTGCCTTAGGTGCTAATGTTGGTGCTGGTATTACTGCAGCAATTACTGGAGTTCTCCCTGGATCAGGAACAACCTCCGTATTTACAGGATATGTAAAAGGTATCATTACTGGTGTTTCTACTAGCGGAACAAATAGTTCTGTTGACGTTAAGATTGTCTCTAGAGTTGACTCTGCTGGAACTGAAACTAGAATTGAATATTCAGAAGGAGATGGATTTGCATCCTTCGATACTTCAGATTCTGTCTTCTTTGTAGGTTCAGACGGAGCGAATGATAACGCTGGAACTACACCTGCATCTGCAGTTGACTGGTATGATCAACAGACCTTAGGTCTCACCAATTCGGTTATTTTCTGGAAAACTTTAGCACCAAAACCTGGTACTAGCGTCTACGTTGATGACAGACAAGGACATAATGATCAACTTCACATTGTAGTTGTTGATGATACTGGAGATGTAACTGGTGTCAAGGGTAATATCCTTGAGAAGCATGTCGATCTTTCTAAGGCAAGTGACGCTGTTTCTAACGTCAATGCACCTCAGAAGACATACTATAAAGATTACCTCCGCGATCTTTCTGCTAACATCTATGCAGGCAAGGATGTTCTGGCGGCAGCTGATTCCCACCACGGAACCATACCAGCAGCAACTGGATTTACTGCATACACTGGAGTAGCAGCTGCATCTTTCACTCCAGATACTGGAGCATCTAACCAGTCTGGAACTATTGCACAGGATAAGCAATTCCTTGCAATCGGTAATAAGACTTACAACCTCTTAGGTGGTAACGACTATCAGAGTACTGGTGGAGATGGTTATAAGGCAGACCTTGGAAAACTGATCACCGCTTACGGATTACTTTCAAACAAAGATGAAGTAGAGTGCGACTTTATCATTATGGGTCCTGGTTGTGCTACAGAAGCAGAATCACAAGCAAAAGCAAATTACCTCATCTCTGTTGCAGATGGAAGAAAAGATTGCATGGCTTGCATTGGTGCTCATAGAGCAAACTTGGTCGCATCACCTGGTGGTGGACTCTTAACTGCAGAGACACAAACTACGAATCTGATCAATTACTTCGGTCCTTTGTCATCCTCGTCTTACGCGACGTTCGATTCTGGATACAAGTACACCTTCGATAGATTTAACAATAAGTTCGTCTACATCCCAACCAACGCTGATGTTGGTGGAATGATGGCAAGAACTGCACTTCTGGCTTTCCCATGGTTCTCACCCGCTGGTCAGCAGCGTGGTGTACTGAACAATGCAGTCAAACTTGCTTACAACCCAAGCAAGGCACAAAGAGATCGTCTCTATCCTAAGAGAATCAACTCCTTCATCACTTCACCTGGTGCTGGAACGTTCCTCTTCGGTGATAAGACTGCTCTTGGATATGCTTCTGCATTCGACAGAATCAACGTTCGCCGTTTGTTCCTTACCATTGAACAATCACTGGAGAGAGCAGCACAGGCACAACTCTTTGAACTGAACGACGATCTGACAAGAGCGAACTTCAGAAACATCGTTGATCCATTCCTCCGTGATGTTCAAGCGAAAAGAGGACTCATTGACTATCTCGTCATTTGTGACGAGACCAATAACACTCCTGACGTGATTGACAACAATGAGTTCAGAGCAGACATCTTCCTGAAGCCTGCCAAGTCTATCAACTTCATTACCCTTACTTTCGTAGCAACGCGAACTGGCGTTTCTTTCTCGGAAGTAGCAGGTAGAGTTTGATCATTAAATTATAAAATAACGGAGGATTTCTAAAAATGTCAACTTTACGCACACTCTCTAAATTTCACAGCAGACTGCAAGGTGGTGGTGCAAGACCCAATCTATTTGAGGTCCGTCTCGATGCTCTGCCTGCAGCTGCTACAGGTTCAAACCCAAAAGCACAATGGGGAAAAACTGAGCAAGAAGACTTTAGTATTCTTTGTAAGGCAGCAAACCTGCCTGCATCGAATATTGCTTCTATCGATGTTCCCTTCAGAGGTCGTACTCTGAAGGTTGCTGGAGACAGAACCATTGATAACTGGACTATTACAGTTATCAACGACGAAGACTTCAGAATTAGAAATGCTATGGAAGCATGGATGAATGGTATTGCTAGACTTAGCAATAACACTGGAGCAACAAATCCAGATTCATATATGATTGACGCTGAAGTTCATCAACTTGGCAGAGGTTACTCTGGCAGTAGACACAGCAAGAAGAACTCTGATACTGCCGATGGTGGTTCAGTTACTCCTCTGAAGTCATATAAGTTCATCGACATCTTCCCAGTTGCTGTTTCTGCAATCGATCTTTCTTATGATTCTAGTGATACGATTGAAGAATTTACTGTAGAATTTGCAGTTCAAAGTTTTGAATCGCTCTCTACCGATCAAACTGGAATTAATTTGAAGTAATAAATAGAAGAGATAAAGTTCTAATATAATAATGTCAAAATTGTTTGGGTTCTCTATTGAGGACAACGAACCACTCTCACCGTCAGCGGTTTCCCCCGTTCCTCCTAATAACGAGGACGGGGTTGACCACTATATGAGTAGTGGTTTTTTTGGTTCTTATGTAGACATTGAAGGAGTCTATAAGACTGAATTTGATCTTATCAAAAGATATCGTGAGATGGCACTACACCCCGAGTGTGATAGTGCTATCGAAGACATTGTAAATGAGGCAATCGTTTCAGACTCCAACGACAGTCCTGTAGAAATTGAACTATCAAATCTTAATGCCAGTGATGGTATAAAGAAAACAATTAGACAAGAGTTTAAGCGTATTCTTGATTTATTGGACTTTGATAAGAAAGCGCATGAGATTTACCGTAACTGGTACATTGATGGAAGACTATATTATCATAAAATTATCGACCTGAAAAATCCCGAAGATGGTATTCAGGAACTTCGTTATATTGACGCAATGAAAATGCGTTATATAAGGAAGCAAAAAAAGAACAAACAAAAAGAATTAAACAGACTCAATCCTCTGAAAACTGATCCAATGGATTACGATTTTCCAGAGTTGGAAGAGTTTTTCATCTACAATCCAAAGACTATTGCTGGCAGCAATCCAATGTCAAACAGCACAAATCAAGGGATTAAGATGACCAAAGATTCGGTTGCATATTGCACCTCAGGTCTTGTAGACAGAAATAAAGGAAATACACTTTCTTATCTTCATAAAGCAATTAAATCACTCAATCAACTCCGTATGATTGAGGATTCTCTGGTCATTTATCGTTTGTCCAGAGCACCTGAACGTAGAATCTTCTATATTGATGTTGGTAATTTGCCTAAGATGAAGGCAGAACAATACCTTCGTGATGTTATGATGAGATATCGTAACAAAATGGTTTATGATGCTAACACTGGAGAGATCCGTGATGACAAAAAATACATGGCAATGCTTGAGGACTTCTGGCTTCCTAGGCGTGAGGGTGGAAGAGGAACCGAAATCTCCACTCTTCCTGGCGGACAAAACTTGGGAGAAATTACGGATATTGAGTATTTTAAAAAGAAACTCTACCGTTCGCTTAACGTCCCTCCCTCAAGAATGGATGGCGAAGGCGGGTTTAACTTGGGGAGATCTTCTGAGATCCTGAGAGACGAACTGAAGTTTACTAAGTTTGTTGGTCGTCTTAGAAAGAGATTTTCTGGCATGTTTAATGATATGCTGAGGACTCAATTACTCCTAAAGAACGTAATTACTCCTGAAGATTGGGAGTCAATGAGTGAGCACATTCAGTATGATTTCCTGTATGACAACCATTTCTCAGAACTGAAAGAAGCAGAACTGATGAATGAAAGATTGTCATTAGCAGCAACTGCAGAACCATATGTTGGAAAATACTACTCTCAGGACTATGTTCGTCGCAAGATTCTGCGTCAAACTGATATCGAAATCCTTGAGCAGGATAAGTTAATTGAAGCAGAAATTAAGGCAGGTGTCATTCCAGATCCCGCAACTATTGACCCAGCAACTGGTCAACCACTAGATGCAGGGGCAGATGCTGCAAGTATGGATTTGGGTCAACCACAAATGGAACCTGAAATTGATGCATCTGCTGCAGAACCCATTGAAATGCCCAAGGGTGGTGAGATATAAATACAAATAAATTTGTAACATGGAAAACATGGATGACCTTCTAGATAATATCATCACTGATGAATCGCCTTCGCAAATTAGCGATACGATTAAAGATATGCTCTATGCAAAAACAGCATCAAGAGTAGATTCATACAGGCAAACTGCTGCAAATGCACTTTTTAATGCAAGTGATGAAGTCTCTGATGATGAAGTAGAGACCAGTGATGGTGTTTAATTTATAAATAACAAATATAAGTAATATAAAAAAATGACAAGGGTTTTACCATTAGCAGCAAAAGCAGCATTGTCAGCAGGGGCAAGTAATAAAACCACTGTTGGTAATGCTACTGTTGTGAGAATTGTTGCCACTGCTGGTGTAGTAGTTGTTTTTAGACTTGATTCAGACGACAATGTTATTGGTTCGTTTACTCAACTCAATAATACGGTTGAATTAGTAGAAAAAAATCCAACTGACAAGATTTATGTTACTGGTGCTGCAGTTGAAGTTGCAAAAGTAGGTTACACCGCATAAAAAAATGAAACTAATCAGAGAAGAGATCGAATCAGTCAAATATCTTGTAGAGACTACTAAGTCTGGCAAGAAATCATTGTATATTGAGGGTGTTTTCCTCCAGGGCAACATTAAAAACCGTAATGGTCGTATGTACCCTATGGAAACTCTCCGTAAGGAAGTTTCTCGTTACAATGAATCAAACGTTCAGTCTGGCAGAGCACTCGGTGAACTCGGTCACCCCGATGGTCCTACCGTAAATCTCGATAGAGTTTCTCATAAGATCGTTTCTCTGAAAGAAAGCGGTTCAAACTTCATTGGTAAAGCAAAGATTTTGAGCACCCCAATGGGTAAAATTGCATCTGCTTTAGTTGAAGACGGCGTAAAACTCGGCGTTTCTTCTCGCGGTATTGGTTCATTAAAGCAAACCCGTGAGGGTGTTAACATCGTCGGTGACGATTTTATGTTAGCAACTGCTGCTGATATCGTTGCTGATCCTTCTGCTCCTGATGCATTTGTTGAAGGAATTATGGAAGGAAAAGAGTGGGTTTGGGATGGTGGACTTCTGCGTGAAAAGTATGCAGAGCAAACCAAAAAACAAATTAATACACTCGTAGACCAGAGAAGATTAGAAGAACATAAGTTGGAGTTATGGAATAACTTCCTTTCTAATCTTTAGTTTTATAAATAAATATAGTTTTTAATACCCGGCAATAACGGAGAGTTCAAATGTCTCGTGGAGATTTACAAGAAATGGAAGTAAAGACACAGCAATCCAAAACTGCTGTCAACGCTGGAGCTGCAGCTGCAGACCCTATGCCTAAGATGGCGGATCCTGGTACTCAACTCGCTAATGTTGAAGACCTTGGAGGTCCTACTCCAGAAAATTACAAGCCTGATGATGATTCGGCTAAACTGGCTACACCTGGTGGCACCCTTAAACAAGTTAAGGATGTCGTAACCAAGAAAGCTGGTAAGGCAGACCCTATGCCAGCAGGCATGAAGGAAGAAGAAGAGATCACTGACGAAGTTGTTGCCGAAGAAGAGACCTCCGAAGAGGAAGTTGTTGCAGAAGCAGAGACCTCCGAAGAGGAAGTTGTTTCCGAAGAAGAAGTAACCGAGACTGAAGAAATCGTTGCTGAGTATGACATCGAAGAAGATGTCAATGCTCTTCTCCAGGGTGAAGAACTCTCCGAAGAATTCCAAGAGAAAGCACGCACCATCTTTGAAGCAGCAATCAATGCAAAGATTGCTAGTATCAAAGAAGAGTTGGAAGCAAAGTACGAAGAGAAGTTCGTAGAAGAAGTTGCTTCCGCTAAAGAGTCACTCGCTGAGCGTGTTGATTCTTATCTTGAGTATGTTGCCGACGAGTGGATGTCTGAAAATCAACTCGCCGTTGAATCCGGACTTAAGTCCGAAATGACCGAATCATTCCTCACAGGAATGAAGAGTCTTTTTGAAGAACATTATGTATCAGTACCTGAAGACAAATATGATGTGCTTGAGAGCATGGTAGAAAAACTTGATGATATGGAGACAAAACTCAACGAGCAGATTGAGAAAAATATTACCCTCAACTCCAGACTCTCTGAGTCTGCTGCTGACGTAATTCTCAATGATGTTTCTGAAGGTCTTGCACAGACCCAGAAAGAGAAGCTCGCCTCACTTTCCGAAAGTGTGGAGTTTGAAAGTGAAGCACAATATCGTGAAAAGTTAGAAACACTGAAGGAGTCATACTTCTCTCAGAAGAATGTTTCTACTCCTGCCAAAACCGAAACCCTCTCGGAAGGCGTTGATTCGGCACCCGCTTCTTATAGCGGTTCCATGGACGCTTATATGAAAGCACTGGGTTCCACCCTTGGCAAATAATCCCTGAATTTAATATTAATTCAAACCGTAAATTAACCACATAGGTAAAAAGCAAATGTTCCAATCCGAACAGTTGCAGGAAAAGTGGGCACCTCTCCTCAACCATGAGGGTCTCGACAAGATCGAAGACAACCATAAGAGAGCCGTTACCGCTGTCCTGCTCGAAAACCAAGAGAAGTTCCTTTCCGAACAACAAGCATTCGCACAGTCTGGATCCTTCCTGACTGAGCAACCCACCAACTCTGTTGGTGATGGTGGATACACCTCCCAAGGCGGTCAAACCGTTGCTGGTTTCGACCCTGTACTGATCTCCCTGATCAGACGCTCTATGCCTAACTTGGTCGCTTATGACCTCGCAGGCGTTCAGCCAATGTCTGGTCCTACTGGACTCATCTTCGCGATGCGTTCTAAGTACAAGACTCAGAACGGAACCGAGACCTTCTTCGACGAAGTAGATTCCGCATTCTCTGGTCAGAACGAAGGATTTGACCTCACCAACGGCATGTCTAGCGTTGCTGTTGGTATGGGTACTACC